CGGCTCCGCTACGGTCTGGCCGACGGGTATGCCTACACGCTCGATGAGCCGGGGGTGGTGCGGGTGGTGCCGGGGCGCGGCCTGACGATGCCCAGTGTCCTGTTCATCCAGTATCCGGACCTGCGCCGCGAGATGGAGAACGAGAAGGCCCAGTGGGTGTACACCTCCAAGGGCTTACCTGTGAAAATATACGGCGGCAAAGTGGTGGAGAACATCTGCCAAGGCATCGCCCGCTGCATCATCGCCGAGCAGATGCTCAAGATCTCCGCACGGTACAAGCCGGTGCTGACTGTGCACGACGCCATCGCCATCGTCGCCCCGCAGGATGAGGCTGAGGAAGCCCGTAGGTTCGTCGAGGACTGCATGTCATGGCGTCCGAAATGGGCACCGGGGCTGCCTCTGGCGTGTGAATCCGGCATGGGTGAGAGCTACGGCGACTGCTAAACTGCCAGCTCAAACAAAGGAGCAGACATGGAATTGACACACAGCTACTCAGCCATCAAAGCCTTCCAGCAATGTGCACGGCAGTACCACGAGGTCCGCATCCTCCGGAAGTACAAGTCGGCACCGACCGAGGCCACGATGTATGGGGAGCGAGTACACAAAGCGTTCGAGGAACACATTCGAGATGGAAAGCCACTGCCTGATGCTTTTGAGCACTACCGCGCATTCGTGGAGCCTGTCACCAAGTTCGACGGTGAGATCATCGTGGAGCAAAAGATGGGGCTTCGACGGGACTTCAGCCCGTGCGGGTTCTTCGACAAGGATGTCTGGTTTCGCGGGGTCCCCGACTACCTCTGCATCAACCACGAGAGTGGCGCAGCCCGCGTAGGGGACTGGAAAACGGGAAAGTCCGCACGGTTCGCCGACACGTCGCAGCTGGAGCTGATGGCTGCCATGGTCATGCAGCACTATCCGTCGGTTCGCAGGGTCAAAGGCGCGCTGCTGTTCGTCGTCGCCAAGGACGTCATCCGGGCGGACTACACCCGGGAGCAGCTGCCTGATATCCTGTCCAAGTGGGCCGGCTACGCCACGCAGATCGAGGAGTCCACGGTGTGGAATCCGAAGCCGAGCGGGTTGTGCAAGTTCTGCCCCGTGTCGCAGTGCGAGTACCGTTAACCGCACCTTGTCCGTTGTGCAAGGGAAAGGAGACCAGAGTCATGGCGAAACCGCGTGACTATAAATAGGGAGTACCAGCTATACCACGGTAAGCCCGAGCAGATCAAAAAGCGCAACGAGCGCGAGCGTGCGCGGCGGGAGTACGAGAAAGCGCACGGGGACCTTCCCAGCAGCGTGGACGTGGACCACATCAAGCCCATGTCCAAGGGTGGTAGCTCGTCGCTGAGCAACCTGCGCGCGGTTCCGAAAAGCCAGAATCGCAGCTTCGCCCGGACCAAGACAAACGCCGTGAAGTCGCAGAAGAGTCGGCGCGAGTCGAAGAAGTGATGTAGGATCGGGGTGTGCTGGCGCAAGCCGGTGCACTCCTTGTTGGTTGAAATCGTTAGCGCGGTAGTTCTTACTACCGCGCCTTTTTTGCGTCTGTGGAGAACGGGATGCAAGTCATCAGCAACAAGGTGTTGTTGTTCGTAACAAAGAAAGCAGACCAGATCAAGGCGCTCATCCCCAAGAGCGCGATTCTTGAGCGCAACGGCGAGCTCGCCAAGGTGGCAGTCAACTGGGGCTTCGAGGAGGCCAAGCTACTGCGTAACCTCAAGATCAAGGATGTGCCGAGCCCCATCCTCGGCAAGTACAAGTGGCCCGGGGTGTACACCCCGTTCGAGCATCAGCGTGAGACCGCTGCGTTCCTCACGCAGCACCAGCGGTGCTACGTCCTGTCGGAGGCAGGTACCGGCAAGACCTCCGCTGCTGCATGGGCAGCGGACTACCTGATGGGCCAAGGCGTGGTCAAACGAGTGCTGGTGGTGTGCCCCGTGTCGATCATGGAGACGGCGTGGCGCTCGGATCTCTTCAAGACGGTCATGCACCGCACGGTGGCGATTGCGACGGGCAGCAAGCGACGCCGCGAGGAGATCATCAACGGTGACTACGAGTTCGTCATCATCAACTTCGACGGGGTGAAAGTCGCACGCGATGCGCTCGACGCTGCGGGGTTTGATCTCATCGTCGTAGACGAGGCTAACGCAGTAAAGTCGGCGACCACCGGAAGGTGGAAAGCCCTGAACAGTCTGCTGCGGCCCTCGACGCGTCTGTGGCTCATGACCGGCACCCCTGCTTCGCAGTCGCCGCTGGACGCCTACGGCCTTGCCAAGCTCGTGGACCCAAGCTCCGTGCCGAGGTACTTCACGTCGTTTCGCGACCAAGTCATGGTCAAGATCAGCCAGTTCAAGTGGGCACCCAAGAGCAACGCGCAGGACACCGTGCACAAGATCCTGCAGCCCGCGATCCGGTTCACCAAGGAGGAGTGCCTCGACCTGCCCGACCTGCTCTACACCACCCGTGAGGTGCCGCTCACCCCGCAGCAGACCCAGTATTACGAGACGATCCGCAAGAAGATGATGGCGGTGGCTGCCGGTGAGGAGATCACGGCGGTGAATGCTGCGGGGCTGCTGAACAAGCTGCTCCAGATATCGGCTGGCAGCGCGTATAGCGTGGATAAGGACGTGATCGAGTTCGACATCACCGATAGGTTCAACGAGCTGCTCGACGTCATCAACGGCACCCAGCAGAAGGTCATCATCTTCGCGATGTATCGGCACGTCATCGACCGGCTGGAGCAGGACCTCATCAAGGCAGGCATCACCGTGGGAGTGCTGCATGGGGGTGTGGCTGCAGGGCAGCGTGCGGACGTCGTGAAGGCCTTCCAGTCCGAGGACAACCCGCGAGTGATTCTCGCCCACCCTGCGGCTGCAGGGCATGGGCTCACGCTGACGCGTGCGGACACCATCGTGTGGTGGGGGCCTGTGACCTCCGCCGAGCTCTACCTGCAGGGCAACGCCCGCGCCCACCGTGCGGGACAAAAGCACCCCGTGACCGTCGTGCGGCTGCAGGGCAGCCCTGTGGAGAAGCGCATGTACGCCATGCTCGACAACAAAGTGGACCTCCACCAAGGCATCGTTGACCTCTTCAAACAGGAGATCGCTTGACTTAACCAATTAACCGTGTAGACTTACTGAACCAACCAAGGAGATGTACATGAGCGATACGCAGGCATTTGACGCTGACAAGCTGGTCCGCGTCTACATCAAGATCCGCGACGCCAAGGATGCGCTGACGCGGGAGTACGACGCCAAGAAGGCGGAGCTGGATGAGCAACTCAAGCTCATCAACAACGAGCTGCTGGAGATCTGTAAAACCACCGGCCAAGACGGTGGGCGCACAGAACACGGCACGTTCACTCGCACCGTCAAGACCCGCTACTGGAGCAACAACTGGGACGCCATGCGGCGTTTCGTCAAAGAGCATGACGCTTTGGAGCTGCTGGAGCAGCGTATCCACCAAGGCAACATGAAGACGTTCCTTCTGGAGAACCCGAGCCTCATTCCGGAAGGCCTGAACGTCGATTCCGAATACGCCGTCACCGTGCGGCGTGCTTCCAAGTAAGTCCAAACCCCCAAGGAAACTGAAATGTCCGAACTGACTCTCTTCAAAGCTGGCAACGTCGCGATCCCCGATTACCTGCGTGAGGGCGATGACTTCACCAAGCAGATGGCTGGCTCGTCTGGTGGCAAGGCAATTTCGATCGAAGGCGGTGTCTGGCGCATGCTGGTGGGTGGCGAGGAAGTCGCCAAGAACGAAGACCGCTCGATGAACTTCGTCGTGGTCAACGGCAACCCCAAGGTCTCCCGCGTGTTCTACAACACGACGTACGTCAAAGGCCAGTCGGCACCCCCGGCGTGCTACTCGGAAGACGGCGAGACCCCCTCGGCCAATGCGCAGTCCCCGCAGTCGAACAAGTGCGCGACCTGCAAGCAGAACATCGCGGGCTCGGGTCAAGGCGACTCCCGGGCGTGCCGGTACTTCCAGCGCATCGCTGTCGTGCTGGAGGGGGATATCAGCGGCAACGTCTACCGCCTGCAGCTGCCGGCCAAGTCGATCTTCGGCAAGCCCGAGGGTAACAAGATGCCGTTCCAAGCGTACGCTCGCTTCCTCGCGGGCCATGGGGCTCCGATGTCGGGCGTGGTGACCGAGGCCCGGTTCGATACCTCCGAGGCGGTGCCGGTGCTGAAGTTCTCCGCAGTGCGCCCGCTGAGCCGTGAGGAGTTCATGGTTGCCAAGGAGCAGGGACAGTCGCCCGATGCGCTCGACGCGCTGGAGGTGAAGTTCGCGGACAAGAAGCCCGCAGGTGCATCAGCTGGCGTCGCGGCGAGCGCTCCGGCACTGCCTGAATCGTTCAACAAGGGCACCCCGGCCTACGCCGAGGAAGAGGCCCCCGTCGCCGAGACGCAGCCCGTGAAGCGTGCGAGCAAGAAAGCGGAACCGGCGGCACCGACGGGCGCGAAGTCCATCGACGCGCTGATGAACGAGTGGGGGACAGACGATGAGTGAAGCTCAACGCAGGCCGCGAGGCTACGCATACGCGCTGGTCAAGCGCGTGCGGGACGCAGACCCGATGCACATCGGGGTTAAACTCGGTAGGGTCTGCATCGAGAACGACATCCCGGTTGCGGAAGTCGCCAAGACGCTCGGGGTTTCCCGCTTGACTGTGTACGCTTGGTTCGAGGGGAAGTTCTACCCGAAACCCGAGATGCTCACGAAAGTTCAGGAACTGCTCGACAGGTACGCGCGAGCGTAGGTACAGTTCACCGGGGCTAGGGGGAGCTGATCCCTTCCCGACGAGGCAGACCACGGGCTGCCGCCCCACCTCTTTACCCGTTCTACCCTACCGTGAGGGACTGTGGACACATCGTTTTACGAAGCCGTTTTGCCGCCGAGCGGCCTGTACTGTGCCGTAGCGATCGGCACAGGCGGCAAGGTCATCCAGACATTCCACTCCTCCATCGAAAAGCTGATGGAGCGCGGACAGGCGATCAAGAACAGTGGGCTCAATGCCTACTTCGCCATGTCCACCTTCAAGAACGACTCCAGCCGACGCGCGTCCAACGCAGCCTACACCCGCTCGTTCTTCCTCGATCTCGACTGCGGGCTGGGTAAGCCCTACTTCGACCGCACCGAGGCAGCGACGGCGCTGCGCCACTTCATCGAAGTCTCCGGGCTGCCTGAACCCACCGTCGTGAACTCCGGGCGCGGCCTGCATGTGTACTGGCCGATCATCGAGCCGCTGGAGACCGAGTCGTGGGTGCCGCTCGCCAACAAGTTCAAGCAGATGTGCCTGAACCACGAGTTCGCGTTCGACCCGGCGGTGCCCGCCGATGCAGCCCGCGTGCTGCGCATGCCCGAGACGCTGAACTTCAAAGGCAACGAGCCGTTGCCCGTGCAGGTGATGAACGTAGGCCAGCCTACGCTGCTGGCGGACTTCGTGGCGCTTCTGCCTCGGACGGCAGTGGACCTGTCGGCAGCTCGGGAATATGGTGTCGATGAGCTGACCCGTGCAGTGGCCGGGGGTGACTACCCCGCGACGGAGTTCTCGCGGATTGTCCGCAAGTCGCTCAACGGCAAGGGCTGCGCTCAAATGGCCCACGCCGTGCAGAACGCGGCGACGCTGGAGGAGCCCCTGTGGCGAGCTGCCCTGTCGATCGCATGGAGGTGCACCGATGCCGAAAAGTCGATCCACTCGATCTCGCGCGATCATCCGGAGTACACGCCGGAAGCCACCATTGCCAAAGCGGAGCTCACCAAAGGCCCCGCCACCTGCAAGTGGTACCGGGACAACTACGGAGATGTTTGCCAAGGCTGCACCCAGACTATCACTAGCCCGATTGTTCTCGGTCGTAAGGTCGAGTCTGCACCGGAGGCTGATGGCCTTTATAAGGTGGCTCAGCAACTGGAGGCGGACAACGCCGAAGACAACGCCACGC